CGCTTTCAAGAAATGAGAGCCGAAATCAAAGAACTGAAAAGGCTTTGCGATGAACAGAAAACTATGCCTTGAAACTATACAGTTATTGGCTAGGCTGTCTGCTGCTGATGACAATGGTTACGTTCAATGCGTATCTTGCGGAGTAGTTAAACATTACAAAGACGGAATGCAAGGTGGTCACTATATCCCTAAAGGTAGCAGTTCTTTTTGGGCTTTAGAGATTAGCAATGTCCACCCGCAATGCATCGGCTGCAATATCTTCGGCATGAAAAGCGGCGCAGCTGCACAAGAATATACAATATGGATGCAAGATATGTACGGAAAAAATTTCGTTGAAGAAATGCTTCAGAACAGAAGGAACCCAATTAAGTATTACAAAAAAGACTATGAAGAAATGTATAAAGAATGGTCTGAATTAATTAAATATCATCAAAACAGAATAGGAGAGTGTTAATGCGTCCAACTCATGCCGTGATAGATGGTGAAACTATAGAACTATTAACTCGTGTAGAACTAGAAGAATTTGGCGATAGGTTGAACGAATTTAAGGGTAATGACTATAGAGGCATTCTTACTTTAATGGTTTTTTTTAACCTGTTCGATGATTTTTTAGAATCTGATGAACAGATTTGGGAAAAGTATAAAGTTTTTTTAAACGTAGAAAACGAAATCCAAGATAATGAAACCAAACACTAGGAGCAATCAATGGAAGATTTAGCAAAGCCAATGAGTCATGCAGAACTTCAAGCTTGGATTCTTACAGGTGCTAATGAACTGCCCGAAGAATCACCTGAATTACGTGCAGTAGGCACTTTGATTAAAATGATAAACGAGTCGGCAGAATTTTTTACAGCGCACCCAGAATGTGCTGAAAAGTATTCAATTTATTTTAAATCTAAAAATGAGACTAACTAATAATGAGCAACAAAGAAATACAGATTGGCGGCAATCATTATAAAGATATGAAGATACAGCCAATCGACTATATCGTAGAAAATAATATACCTTATAGAGAAGCTAATATTATCAAGTATGTTTCTAGGCACAGAGAAAAAAATGGCTTAGAAGATTTGCGTAAAGCTAGACACTATTTAGATATGCTTATAGAAGATGATAAAATCTATGGTTGATTAGAAATAGTATTCGCCGCTTTCTATCATGTCGCATAACTCAACTGCTCTGCTGCCAACTTGTTCAGCCCACTTTGAATCCATAAATTCTATAGCAGCCTTAGTGTAATCTTCATCTTCCATAGCAGATAGGGCTTTCTTGAACGACAGCAGTCTACTCCCAACGCCTAAATTAAAACCAATATCTATCATCGCGTCTCTACGAGCACCGTCTAAGTCAGAAAACCAATCAAATGTGCATTCTAGCTCAGTAATTACCCTCTCTACGTCATTCATGAGTAAAAAATCTATTTCTTTACTCAATAAGCCCATATCTTCTAAGTTACGACCGACTCCAATAGTTTTAATGCCAAGCGAATCTTCGTAGACATATTTTTTTACACCTTCATGACGCTTGATCATTTCTATCAGTTTAGACATTACGCTTTCTTTTTGAATAGCCCTGTAGCGTTAAACAGAGTTACGGCTGCTCTAACAATATCGTGAGCTACTGGTTGCAGCTTTTCAAAATCTTCATCTATATCGTCTGCTTTTTCAATTGCGCCTCGAAGCAGTAAGTCAAAAGCAGCTAGCTTTTCTTTACCTGCGCCATCATCAGGAATAGTTTCTTCAATTAGTTTTACAATATCAACAACCATAACCCAAAGTCTTTTTACCCATCCAAGATAAGCTAAAATTCCCATTTTCTATTCCTCGTAGTCTTCATCTACTAATAAATTGTAAGTCAGAGCAGATTTATAAGTTTCTAACAAACCAATAAGAATTATTGCGCTGACGCCAGTTTCTAATTTTTCTTCCCCCCAAGAAGTCAATTCATCCATCGCATTTTCAGATAGTCTTTCAGTTCTTGTATCTGGAAAAGGTATAGTATCCATCAACCCATGTACCTAAATGCTGCACCAATTGCCGCAGCTATTATCACCCAAACGAAACGCTCAGTTGCACGAGTTTTTATTACGTTATCAGAAAGCCTGTCTACCTTATCGTCTAAAGTATTAACCTTGTCCTCAATAGAAGATTGACGGTTGAATACAGTAACAAGCCTTTCTTCGACTCTAGCCAATGAAACAATAGCTTCTTGTAAGCTATCTATTTTAGCTTCTACTCTGGTTAGTCGGTCTTCCATTATATTACCACATCTGGTTCGCTGTACTGTTTAGGAATTTCGTAGGTGCAAGTTATTAACTTACCGCCATCTTTTTTAAAAACAATCATTGACATGGTGTGATCTGAGCCATATCCCTGACCTGAGTGCCACGCATCTGGCGGGGCTAGTGTACCAAATTTTTGAACAGTAACGCCTTCAAATTCTTGAATACTAGCGTGATGAAAATGACCAACGAACCACATTCTGTGAGTCGTAGCACCCCAAGCATTCGGCATATCTCGTGGCATTATCTGAGCTAGTTTAGCCGCTTTAACTTTATCGCCATGATGAACACCGAACAGCCACTTGCCCCATTGTAGATAATGAAAAAAACCTTTTGATTTTAAGATATTAATTCTAGGTTCATTTGAATAGTAAAACTCAAGAATAAGTTGAACAGCAAGTGCTGCGTCTGTGTCGTGATTACCTCTAGCCACTACGACTTGCACTGTATCGCACTTATCGAGCATTCGATCTATTGCGTGAACCATGACATTTGCTGCTGTACGCATTATTTTTTCAAATCGCGTATCCACATCAACTAACGTGCCTTTTGTAGTAAATGGGCTAGAGCCGTCAGAATGAGTAAAATCACCAACCTGCACTAGCATTCCTACTTTAGCTTCTGGCATTTTATCCGTCAGATCATCTACAGCAGCTAATATTTCTTTTGCTGCAATCTTGGAATCAAAATCTCTATCTCTAGTTTCGGAGCCATCAGCTCTCATTCCTATGTGAGCATCTCCGATAGTAATTGTTGGCATAATATCTGATGCTCGAATTTTCTTTTGTTTTCGAGTCTTATTAGCTTTTTTTAAATTTGAGTTCAGCTCATCAATAAAAGCCTTAAATGCTTTTTCTTTTTCTGCTTGCTCTATTGTTCGTTTAGTTTTTAACCATGCTTTATTGCCTTCATCATCCTCTGTGTAGATAGAACGACCAATAACGTGTTCACCTACAGGAACGTGTCTTCGTGCATCCCAGTGGTCAGAGTATCCCGCAGCAGCGGCTCTGGATTTAATCGTGTTAATGATATCTCTGACAGTGGAAGAAGTAATACCCAGAGCACCACTGGCTTTAACAGAATTCCTATTATAGTCTTCCCAACATTTTAAGACTTCCCGCTGCCTATCTGTAGTGGTGTAATCCTCTAAACTTTTCAAGTTATTTATCTCTTGCCACTTTGCGAGACTTTTCATAAGTTCGCATACCGCCAAGACCAAGCATCCCGAAAAGTACAGGCATCATAGTTTCCATGTCGATCAAATCAAGTTCAAGTTCTAGGCCACCGAATTCCAATCCCAAATTGATAAAAGGAATTAAAATAAAATTCAACAACATTGCAAGAGCACATACCCACCCAACGGCAGGTCGCCATCCCGCAACAAACATGGATGGATGCTGTGCTTCAGTTTTATTAATTTCCATCTGCAACATCACCTGCTCTTGCGCTTGCTTGTCAGCCATCGTTGCAATTTCATGCGCTAGTGCAGCTTTTTGGTCTTTGTCTTCTACAAATTTATCTAAAATTCCTGTCACTGGAGCAATTAAACTTTGAGCGAGTTGTAACATCATAATAAAAACTCCATCATTCTATTGCCGCGCTTGTTATTGCCATCGCGATTACAAAAACCGTTGCAACGGTTCCGAGTATCGCCGCCACGTCAATCATGGCAGCCCTAGTTTCCGCTTTAGCTTTAGCGTCAGCGATTCGCATATTCCGTATTTTAGTTCTTTCCTTGAGCATATCGTGCCAGAGATTTGCATTGCCGCTCCAGTAGAACAAATCCTTTAATTCTTTTTCGAGTTGTTGAGCCTTTCTTTTTTGTAGCGTTATCTCAAGAGCCTG